TTTCTGAAACTCGATAATAGGAGGAGCCGTTGGAGTTACTGGAGGAGATGGCTCAACGATAACTACTACATCGCTTTCAAAAGCTGGCTCTAATAATAAATCGTAATCCTCCGTGTCGATCCAATCGTAGCCTCCATGGACATAACCGCTACCGTTAGCAATAGCGAGTCTTCTAGCTCTCTCGCTTTCCATCCATACTCCGCCTGTAGCGTCAGCTCTTCGATTCGCAATAATTCTCATTTTCTCGGTTTCGAGTTCATTCCGTGTAAGAGTCGGAGAAAGATTATTAAAATCGGCATAAATAAGGTCTTTCGTGCTTTGAGCGATTCCTCCCTTATTTACGGAAATATCAAATAAGCATGAACAACCCCTTCTACTCCAAAGGCCGAATTGGTCTTTCCATGTTACGACATTACTCCAATACCAATCCGTAGCCTCTACTTGCCTGTCCTGACCTACTTGAGTTAAGCCTAAATTCATAAAATAAGTCTTCCATGGTTCGATAATTTTATGGTCGTTAGCCGGGTCAGTAATAGCCGTTCCGAAAGCCTTTTTATCGTCATATGTTCCGTTTAACATAAGGTCTTTCCAGTAATTATAATCAGCCGTATTCGTGAAACAGGCTGAAACTTCTGCCGGGTGCTCATTTATTAAGTCCTTCCAGATAGGAGAAAGCGTGTCATTAGGAGAAGTTTGTCCAAAGTTAAATTGGAGAGCTCCCCACGACATTCCGGCTCCGTCAAAATTACCCGCTGCAATCCCAAAAGCCGTAGGAATTGCATTGCTCGTCTCCATAAAGGTTGTTAGTTCTAAACATCGTTGCCGTAAAGTGGCTAATGGCAATACTCCAGTAGTCAAGATGAAAGCCCCCTATAAGAACCGCTCTGTCCAATAGACACGAGCTTGATTATTTACTCCGGTAGCATCAAAATTTTGATTTTCTATTCTAATTAAATTTGCTCCTACTTCTAGAGGAAAAAAGATACTGTCAAGCGTTATATTCTGAATGAAGTTTATTCCGTCTGCTTCCCTATAAACTCGGTTAGAGTTTGTATCTATAATGAGAACTTCGAGAGCTTTCCAAGTAGCGTTATAAGTTATACTTTTTCCCGTGGTGACATTAGTCCACTTAATAAAAGTACAATCTATCGTAGGAATAACTCGGAGCCTCGGAAAAAGTCTATAGGTTCCGTTATTCGTTATCGTGATTTCATTTTGTTGAAGATTCGCTTTAACTTCTAAGGAAATATAATTCACACTAGCAGAAGCCGTAAGAACTCCGTCACTAGCATTTGAATATACGATAAAAGTAATATAGCCATCAGCCCCTATAAAAGCGTCAAAGGTGCTTGTCGGAAGTCTTAACTGTGTCGTATCAGTTGCGTTCGAATGAGTTACGGTTGTAGCTGAATAAACTCCCGTACTAGCGTTATAAATTCCTAAAGTAATCTTATTAACCGTACCTACGGAGCCCTTTCCATTCATGAGGCAAGCAAGCTCGGTCAGGTTCTTTTTAGCCCAAGCTATTTTATCTGCTAGAGCCGTTTTCCCTTTCCAAAAGCTCGTACCATATTTCGTTTCGAGGGCTTTTATTACATCAAAGGAAAATAGAAACTGAACGCTATTTCCATTCGTAGTAGTCGTGATATTTACTGAATCGTAATCATTTGTTTTTATATATCCGTAAGCAGTCTGAGAAAGCTCCGTCATAGTCGAGGCCGGAGTAACTAAAGCCGTGCTTGGAGCTCCTCCAACTGGATATCTAGCTCTATGAGAATTCTCGGTTAAACTACCTGTGATTTTATTAGTGAAATCACTTATAAACGTCTCAGCTTTTCCCATGAGAAGAGTATTTTCCACGGTAGAATAAGCGAGTGGATCAAAACAAGTAAAGGATATACTGCCCTCTCCCATTTCGGCTAACTCTTCTAAATTCGTACTGCTCGTATCAAATCGAGCTAAATATTTTCGATTTAATTCATCGCTAAATATGAGGTCTTGCTCCGTGCTATAAACTAAAAAGCTCGCAAGATTCCTTACTTTCGTTCGGATATCTGCGTCAGAAGTTCCCATAAGAGTTACGTCAATTTCGATGGTTCTGGTTCCGAGCTCATTTCTTTTTTGACTAATCGCTCCGGCTTTCCCTGGAATCTTAAAACTAGGAACGGTTAGAGGAGGCAAATACGGTCTTTTTACCTTATTTAAAAAGGAGAAATAATCCCGACTGTCTCTTCCTCCGAAAGTAAAGTATTTTATAGCCATTTAGACTCCCCTCCGTTTAAGTTCTTGCTGTCGTTTTAGCTCTTCATCCACATTTACCGCTATAGCTCTTGCTATTTCTCGTCCGTTTACATTAAGAGGAATGACCACATTAAAACTTCCCGTAGCTCCGGCTAAACCTCCATTAAAATTCAGTCCGAAAAAGTCTTTTAAGTTCTCCGCTACCGCACTGGAGAAAGGTCGCATATTTTTTTTATGGTCTAGAGGCATTAATACCTCTTTTCCGTTTTCTCCGGCTCCGAATAAAGTAGGTGCATTAAAATAGCCTCCTTTGGCTCTCCAATTCACATCAAATTTCGGATAGGGAATATCGACTCCCTTTATGCTCTTATGTCCTACTGAAACGGATACGTGAGGTATCTTAGGTTTCGGAATCGTGATTTTCATTTTATTAAAAGCCCCTTTAATTGCATCGACTATCTTCAAAAGGGTTGTTTTCGCACTTTTCATCGGCCCTTCCATGGCAGACTTTACTTTATCAAAAATACCTTTAACCCAACTTGCGATTGGGCCCAGTTTTTCCTTGATATAATTAACTCCGACTTGGAAAAGACCTTTTAACATATCCCAAAGGATTTTCGTGGTCTTTTTAATGGTGTCCCAGTTTACGACGATAGTTTTTACGAACCTTCCTATCATCGTGTTACTCCCTAACCAAGTAGCAAAGGCTTTTATCTTATCCCATACGGCATTCCAGACCTCTATCGTCTTCGTTTTAACTAAATCCCAATTCTTTATGAGGAGATAGATTAAGCCGATAATTAAAGGAATCACGAGGATAATTCCCCCTGTGGCTAATACGAGCGTTCCCATAGCAACCCCTGTCGCAGCTGCGAATGAATAAAGCCCTAATACTATTCCTCCGAGGATTAATCCGATAGCCGTAAGCCCTATCGTAAGAGCTCCTACGATGATAATAAATTGCTGAGTACTAGGGCTTAAAGAGTTAAAAGCAGTCATTATCGTGGTTAAAGCTCCGCTAATCGTGTCAAATATTCCGGCTACTGCTCCCATTAAAGGAGCTCCGATCGTGGCTTGGAATTCTTTCCACTTATTATTTAACATGGCAACTTTATTAGCGTAGCTCTCCGCTTCCCTTTCTCCTTGCCCTGTAACTCCGGCTGAATGTTGCTGACGAAGTGCTTCGGTGGTCTTAATATTTTCTTGCTGAGACACGGTTAAAGCGTCCCATTTCTTTCCGTATTCCTTAACTGCTAAATCATTTAACATGGTCTGAGAAAGATTAACCATGGCCGAATCGGCTGAGTCATATTCTCCCTTAATAACTCCCATGAACCGTGCCGTAGTACTTGACATTTCTTCATTGGCAAAAGCGTTACCATCAACGGTAGCATCCATATATTTTTGAGCCGTGGTATAGGCTTCCTGTTCGGATAACCCTTTTCCCTTTAGAATGGCATAATATTGCATCATTGTTGACTTTAAATCGTTAGGGTGCTTGCCCCACTTTTTACCCATAGCATCGATATATTTATCTGTAGTAGCTTTCATACCGCCCATTACTTGTTCATACTGAGAATTCATCGCTTGCATATCTCCGGTGACATCTAGAATTCCTTTAGTCACGGAAAGAAAGCCTTGTGCAAGCTGAGTTCCCGCCATAGCAGAGCCAACTCCGAGAAGTGCCTTTCCTACTCCTCCCATACCACGAGCTGAACTCTGAGCCGTATTACTGACGTTGTTTAATCCTCGTTCTACGGCTTCCCCTCCACGAAGGGATATTTCACCGAAGAGTCTAAAGGCTTCAATCATTTTATTGCCCCCTGTCGATTCGTAAAATTTCCTCTGCTGTCTTTAGGGCTCTATCTTTCTCTTCTGCTAAACGGTTTGGATCCAAACTTTTCTTCTCTTCTCCATAAAGTCCTAACTGAGTCGCATATTTAATAAAATCGAGGCTTTTATTATCGTTTCCTAACATGAGAGCCTTTACGGTTTCAACTATTTGCCATGCTCCGAATGACTCTAATATTTTTAGGTCTTTATAATCCTCTTCTCTGCCTTTATTAAGCATTTCGACCACTTCCAGAAAGTCCTCATACGGTAGTTCGCGAATATCCTTTAGGCTCCAGTGATATCTTTGACAGATTCGGTCTGTGACTGACCTTGCATTTTCCTCGCCAAAGATTTTGCTCGTTCCAAAAAATTCTTAATATCCTCTGATTCCATTAGCTTTTCGATAACTTCTAGAGGATAGTCAAAAGGCATTTTTTCAAATTCTTCTGTTTTCATTTCGCATATGTTCGCTAAAAGGTCTTTTAAATCGCTCTCCGCATACTGTAGAGCACAGGCGAAGAACGAAACTCCTAACTGTTTCGGGTCCATATCTGGAGTAATTTTTAAGTTCGTTCCTATCTTTCCTAAGATTGCAGCAGTCCGAAATAAATCATAAGTATTTAATTTTCTCATTATCTTTTTTCCTCCTAAAAATAGAAAAGAGCCCCCATTTTGGAGGCTCTTCTAAATCCACTTGTTATACTATCTTAGGGAATCGAATTCCCCATGGTTCTGTACTTAAATCAGCCGGGTCATAATGTGCCGTGAAAGTAACTTCAAGAATACCCTCTTCTTTATCTTCAAAAGCGAGTTCTAAGCCTTCATCAGCCAAAGCGTTATAAACCATGCAAATAATATTCTCATTCGTACCGGTTACTTTTCCTACGATGGCGATATTCTTAACATAATCGAGGTCTGAGATATTACGAACCCTTCTTATTTCATCGTGGGTATTCGTAGCCGGAGTAGAGGTTGGGTCAGTCCAGTTAGTAGCTGTCGAACCAGATATCGCTAACATGATATTTGCCGTAGTTAGCTCTAAAATATTAGCTTTAATTTTAGCCGAAGATTCTGTAATTCGACGAGCTCCTTTAAGTGGCCCTTTTGCTCCATCAACTTCGATAATTTTAATTTCTTGCTCTACGGTAAAAGTATTTCCACCTCTAGTAGCTCCTAAAAGCCGTTCGCCTACAGTCTCACCGAGATTCAAGAATACTGCTCCACTATCAATAGAGAATCTCTTCGTTGTTTCCGTAGTTATTCCATGGGTTTTTCTGCTCAACGTATTAGCCTCCTATTACGCATTTTCTAGGTGCTCTATAAACTTGTTTCGCCAATGATAAAGGCTTATTTCGATATTCCAATGGGTTATCCCGTCGGTGGGCTCTGTTATCTGTCCATCACGGTTATAATAGCAACGAATAAACGCTCCATCTGATTCGTCAACTATAGTTTGTCTATCTAAAGAGAAAATACAGGCTTCTTTTATATCCTCGGCTAAAATACTATTCGTTTCCGTGAATATATCTATATTTAATAAGGTTTCATGTTTCGCAAAATGAACATCGCTATTTCCAAAACTAAAGGAAAGACAGACATAAGGAAAAGTCGTTTCATTCGTAGCCCATTCATCATAAATGGCCGGTCTTGAAGGATTCAAACTGCTTCTTGCTACTAAAGAATCGAGCCTTTCATCTGCTATTAAGTGGTTATAGATAGCCGTAATTACACTCATCGTATAATCCTCTTAAAGAGCTTTTCTATTTTAGGCTTGGAATTCCTCATAGCCGGAATTAAATGAGGACGAGGAGCCATTTTATAAGTACCGTACTCTAAATAATGAGCGTACTCGACTTCACTTCCTACAAATCCCTGTGCTTGGTGGCCCGTACCTAATACTCTATAGACATATGAACTCCGTAAGTGGCCTAATCTACTTGCCGGAGGTTCTCCGGGCTGAGAGGCTCTGTATGTCCTTCTAGTTCCCGGAACCTTATAAAGTTTACCGCTTCTCTGACCGCTTAAAAGCCTGAGAACTTCATTTCGTACTAAAATTGTCCCCTTTAGAAGTCCCTGACCGAGTGCCTCACTTAATTGGTCTTGAATCTCCGGTAAAAAATTTTCTAATGAGAATCTAACCTCGTTATTCGGCAATTTTTTCACCTACCGCCATAATGACATAGAAACCATTTGTCTTTTCGGTAACTTCCTCGATGTTATATTTATTACCTCTAGCGAAAAGGACGCAATCACGAGAGATTTTTGTATTAGCCCTCATAACTATTTCTGTGTCCACATTCATATCAGCCTGTCGATACTGAATAATATTCCTAGCTGATAATTCGGTAATTTTCCCCCACCAAGTTCCTAAAGTCGTATAAGTATAGGTCCAACCGCCTCGTCCATTATCCGTTTTAATTTCGGAATCTACTCGAATACGGTCTTTCATGCTCCCTATCATGTTCCGACAAGCCTCCTATATGGAGTCAGTAATTTCATACAGTTAAGAGGCATTACGATATCAGTTTCGCCTCTATTTTCATAAAGATAGGCAGTAAACATGAGACAAGCCATTATAATATTAAAGGGAATCGGCTTTTCAACCAATTCCCCCGTATCATTCTCATACTCAAAAGATTCTTGAGTATAGTTATAGGCTTCATTTACCGCAACCGCTCTAAGATTAATAAGGATATCATTGTCCAAATCATGTTCTATTTTTAGCCACCGCTTCATAGAATCGAGAGTGATTTGGTCAGGGCTCCCATCATTAGTTAATCGGTCAAAAAAAGCCATAAAATCACTCCTTAAACGGTTGGCTCAGTCGGTGGTTCTACAGTCTCGTCTTGAGGAGTTAAATCTACTCGCTCCTGACCTAAATCATAAGTTACGGGCTCATTACGGTTCACTATACTATCTTTATCATTACGAGCGAATTCACTATCGGTAGTTGGTTCAGCAAGTTGATTCGTTAGCTGAGTTTGAACTTCCGTAGGTAAATCCTCATTGGTTAAGCCCATATCATCGAGAACTTGGCTCGTAGCTTCCGCTTCTGAAATATTACGGTCTGCCATTAAGTATTTAATACGGTCTGCCATCGCAGAAACATTATAAGTCGGCATTATTCTTTTCTCCCTCTATCGTCTACACGACCACTAGTATATTGATTAGCTCCACGAGGGTTATTACCGCCTTTTTCCTCCCGTGCTCTTTCATCTTCTTTTTGCTCCGGCTCATTAGCTACCGTTTGGTTTGGATCCACCACTCTTGCCGGATTAGTTTCCTCAGCGAATTCCGTATCTTGTTGAGTATTAGGTTTTTCATTTGGGTTTTTAGCCATTTTAAAGACCTCCTCGATTATTAATAGCTTGTTTTCCTCGAATAGCGAAGATTATTTCTGCTTTTGTCATGCTTTTATAACCGCTTACTCCGATATTATTAGCAATTACTTTTAATTCTTTCAGAGTCATCGCCAATAATTCTTCTTCGGTATAATCGGTACGGGCTACATCCAATGGAGGGGAAAGAGTAGGTTCATTATTAACCGTTCCTTCTACTGGCTTTGCTAACTCTAGTCGGATATATTCATCGACTCGGTTTTCTGCACAAGTAAAAATATCCCCTTGAAAAGTTAACTGGGCTCCACCTAAAGAAAACGTCTTTAAGGCTTCCATTTGCATTTTTAAGTCACCTCGGCTTGTCTAGTATTCATAAACCAGAAAGAGGGCTAATTGCCCCCGTTCTGTGGCTTAAAATTATACCGCTGCTGTAAATACTCCCTTAACGAAAGATTCAGGGCGATAAACTGTAAGAGCAATACGCTCCTCGGCTAAAATCGCTAACATATTCTTCGTAAAGTAGTCTGCGTGGTGCTCGGAAATACGTACATTCGCTTGCTCTCTATCCCAAATCTGAGCTCCTAAACCAAACGCTCCAGTTAAGAATTCTCCCTCGTGCATACCAGTAGACTGAACGACAGGAACTCTCCATAAACGAGCTTCGCCTCCGCTAACTACATTTACCCAGATATAATGACCGTCTGTGCCTTTAGCGAGTTCGATATCTTCCCAATCAGAAGGGTGAAGGATAATTCCAGTAGCAGGATATCCGGCTAAAAGGGAACGAGTATACGCACGACGAATGTGATCAATTCGAGTATCGGCTCCTACAATTCCTCCATGATTTTGGATATTAGGATTCGTCATAATTCCGGCAATATTATCGCCTACTCCAGAACCGTAAAGAATCTGAGCCTCTTCTGTCATTTTTAATCCATAAGTTAAGCGACCATCAATATAATTACGGAGCATAGGAGCATCAGCGATAATTTGACGAGTAGCCGGAATAAAATGGGCAATAGTTTTTACGGAAGCCGTTTCGATATCGAAAGTAATATCTGATTGGGCTTTTAAGCTCTTCTCAGGTGCGATGGCTGAATTATTTACGAATCCAGTTTCGAGGATATACTCAATCGCATTAGAAGTAGTCGTTTGAACATTTAGGATATCTCGAATCCGTAAATCAGAATCAGGAGTTTGGATCAATCCCATTCTTTCGGTTCCAGTGAAGTAACCACCGCTTGGGTCAGTAGAATCTAAATCCTTAGTAAAGAAAGATTTAATTCCGATACGGCCTGTAGGCTCTCCATTAGATTTTGTATAAGAATCATGCTCGATAAACTGAGTTCCGATGGATTTTGGACGTTCTCCCCCACCGAATCCTGGGCGATTCATTTTAACTTCGAACTCTTTATACTTATCGGTGATTCCTTTTAGTTCTGTTTCATAAGTAGTAATTTTGGTTTCGATAGCTTGAAGACTTTTAGCCGTTTCTGTGCTAGTTCCTCCAAGAGTTCTCATTTCGTCGGCTTGTTGGTCTAAAAGGGTCTTTAAAGACTTCCAAGAATCCGAGAATTCAGTTTGCAGCTTTTTTAAGTCGATTTGGTCTTTTGGGTTCGGTGGAGTAGCTCCTCCGCCTCCTAAATCCGCAGAAAATAACTGAAGATTAAGAGGTAAAAGCATTTTATAAAAGTTCATTTCGTGCCTCCTATTTTGTAGCCTTTCATTTCGGCTATGATTTCCTTAAAAGGTTCAAACGAGTGAAGATTCTTCGGCTCGTCCTTTCCTTCTACTTGGGCTAATATAGTTTGAAGCGTTTCTACCGCACTTTTTAGGGCTTGAACATTCGCTTTATTTAAAGCTCTTCCCTCTTTAAGCATTGTTGCCATTAAAGGGTTGGAAAATTCTTTCACGAGGCTATTAAAGTGAGTCTTGACCGATACGATATCCGCTTGAGGATTCATTGGGAAAGTTACCGGGCTAAATTCATAAAGAACTAACTGTTTTAAAAATCGAGTAGAACCATCCTCGCTTAAATCGTCATCGACTACATCGTAGCCTATACTCATTTGGTCCACTACTTTATCTTTCATTAGCTCTAGAGCTTCGTCTCCGAGCCGTGTCTTACTGATATAGCCCTTTACATAAAGCCCTTTAGAATCCTCCTCCATATGAGTGGGAATTCCTAGAGGCTCATTATGTTGCCAAAGAACTTTAATTTTGTTCCGTGGAAATCTCTCCATAATGGTTTTTTTAAAAGCTCCCGGAATGATTTGATCCCCTCCGAGGTCTTTATCCCATGTCGAAGCGTAACCCTCGAATGTTCGTAATGAGGAATCAGCTTTATATTCGAAATCAATATTTTTTAGTAGCACTATAAATCCTCCTCGCCTTCAAAATGGTGTAGTATCACGCAACGGCAGTTTATATTATCGCCAGTAGTCTCCGTTTGGGTATATTCGCCCGCATACATAAGGCCGTTAGAGAAAGCCTTTCCTAGAGGAGCCTTTTCTCCGTGTAAATCCTTATGAGAATCCCGTACCCTATCATCCAGACTCGTCCACCATTCACCGACTAGCTTCTCCCCTAATATTTCCTCCGCTTGCTTTCCGGCTGAATATTGAGCGAAACCTAACGCATTTTGAGTTTCAGTTCTAGCGATTCTATAGGCTCGGTATCGTGAAAATTCTTGAAAAGTATTCTTAATATTCTTCGCTAGGTTATCCATGGTATCGTTAGAATCCTGAGCCTCTAAAACTAGAGCCCCTATGACTTGCCTCGTCCAATCACTGACTAGAGTAACCTTCGTTCCGGCAAGCTCTATGATATATTTCGTAATATCGGCCCTATAAGGATTAAAGAAATCCCTCCACCCTTTTTCCTCGGATGGCTTATAGCCTTTAGTTATATTTAGAAAGTGGTCTTTTCCTATTTCAGCAACGATATTTTGATATGTGCCGTTTAAAAGTATTTCCCATTTCTTTTTATTAGAGTTAATCGCTTTCTCCCAACTTTCTCCGCTTCTAACTGCTCTTGCTACCGCTTCCCCTTCTGCCTCAAAGAGTTTAGCTGATTTCCTTGTAAGGTTAATAACCCATGAATCCCGTTTTCTATGTACGGTCTGTGCATAGCGTTCCTTTAGGGTTTCGGTTCTTAGGTTATGCCTTTTTAAGCTCTTTTTGGGAGGAGGATTCGGCTCGTTAGGATTAACCTGTGGGTTTGGATCCAAAACTTGAGGCTCAGGAGGAGCTAATAAAATATCCGTAGGCATTAATCCGCTTGGAAGATATCCCATATCGCCACCTTCTATATCATCGAATCCGAGCTCCAATTTTTGATTAATCATATTAAAGGGAACTCCCATAGAAAAAAGATTCTTAGCCGTTTCGATTTTATCTTTAATATTAGTCTGGAGTGCATCCACATTAGAGATATCATAAGAAAGCTCGAAGCCAGTACCGAACTCCGGAGTTAAGCTCTGATTAAAACAGTCCTTTATGTCCTCTAGTAAAGGGATAATCGTATCTACCCAAAAGATTTTACGAGCCGTTTCGATATTGTTATAGGTGCTATTTTCTAGAATTCCAATCATAGGAGGAGGCACTTGGAAAATGGAGCAAATTTCTTCCCTCGTGAACTTCCGTGAATTTAAAAAATCTAACTCCATAGGGGAAAGGCTCATTTGCTCCCATTTAGCCCCGGCTCCGAGAATCCACGGAGTATGTGCGTTATTCATTCCTTGATGTTGCTCTCTAACCATCGCTCGTGCTTCGTCCCATTGGTCTTTAGTAAGTGGGTGCTCGAAAGTAAAGACTCCATCCGTAATTGCTCTATTCTGCAGCGAGAGTTTTTGAAATCTTACTGCTTCGATATCGCTATCTACTGCCTTTGCCCCGGCCTGTAATGGAGAAAGCCCCCAATAAGGATTAGAAGGGTCGTTAAATTTATTGTGTAAAATATCTCTCGGTGCGAAATTCTGAGTAACTCCATCCAAGCTATATTCATATCGGTCAATAAACTCCTTTCGAGAAGGAATTACTTTTATAGCGTCTGGTGGTAACTGCCATAATTCAGCTACGACATTCCCTCCCCTGACCTTCGTAAAGACCGCATTACCGCCTAAATATAAATGCTGAACCATTCCCACCATTAAGTCTTTACGGCTATGAAAAGGGGTCGGCTTATCTACGAGGAGTTGGAGTGGATGATTTTCTATAACTGTCCAATCTCCTTTAGAATCTTGCTTATAGCAGTACCACGGCACAGAAGCCACGCTACGGGCTATTAACTGGACA